GGTGTTGGTTTCATCGGTAAATCAATAGCAATAAATGTTGGCGAATGGTATCACATTGTAGGAACTTATGATCACACAACAGGAAAATATAAAATATATAAAAACGGTCATTTAATTATTAATGAACAACCATCAATGTCTGCTCCGGATCAAAACTATCAAGGATTTGCTATTAATGGATCTGGTTATGGATCTCTTGGTGAATATGGTATTCCTATAATAATAGATGCAGTTGGTCTTTGGGATAAAGCATTAAATTATAATGAAGTTTTATTTTTATATAATTCAAATAATGGAAACGAATATCCTTTAATAAATTTTTATGATAATAAATCAAAAATTATAGTTAATAATATAAATTCAACAAATAATTTTAAAATATTATCAAGATAAGTAATAGTCATGATTACATTTAATATACCATCACACATCTCCGGTGATACTTGGTTGGGATTATCATCTCTTAGTGCGATTGATTTAGATAATAACCCAATCGATCTTACAGATTCTTTGATCGAAATGAAAGTAAAACTTTTTATTGATAGTCCTTCAGTTCTTTATTTTACAAATAATAATTACATTACAATTGATGATGCATCAACTGGTGTTTTTTCGATATCATCACAAATAATAGACATTCCAGTTGGAACTTATCATTATGATATAAAAGTTACAGAATCAAATGGTAAAATTACAACATGTCAAGGTGGAACTTGGCACATCTTATCCCATATAACCAGATAAGTATAATATAATGGATAATCTTTTACCAAATCAATTTCACGGTTCAACTACCTTTAATTCAAAGGTAAAGACTTATGATTATCTAGCGCAAAGAGTTCGTAGAACCCTTGGAGAACCTTTAATTCAAATTGAAGTTAGCAGTGAGCAAATTTATGAGTTTATTGATATAGCTATTGAATATTTTACAAAGTTTGCAGGTGAAGATGAAGAATATCTAATTTTTAGATCTGATCTTTATATAAAAGGAGTTGGTCTTCCTATTGGAAAATTATTTAATACAACTCCTCATATGTATAATCAAGAAACATCAAAAGCAGCAACAAGTGGTGTCTCACTTAGTGCTGGATATGATTATGATCTTGGTGATTACCGCAGAGTTATTGATGTATTTTCATTTGAGCAAGGAAACAATAGTGGCGTAAACACATTATTCACAATTGAAAATACAATTGCACAACAAGCTTACTTTGGTCATTTACTTGGTAATGTAGGTTATGATTTAATTACATGGCAAGCACTTAAAACATGGATTGATACTAGAGATAAAGTGTTAGGTATGATGCCGTATTTGAGATTTAATCCGTATGATCAAATTTTAAAAATTTTACCAGAACCAAACACTATAAATCGTTATTTTGGTCTTATAGGATGTAAAATACAAAAACCATTAAAATACCTTGTTCAACAATTGTGGGTTTATAGATATACACTAGCATTGACTAAAATAGCAGTAGGGCATGTTAGAGGTAAATTTAGTGGAACTAATTTATTTGGTGGACAAACTGTAAATGGTGCTGATTTATTAAGACAAGGTGAAAAAGAAAAAGATGAACTTGAAAAAGAAATTACAACTGACCTTATTGATCGTTCCCCTACAAGTTTCTTCCTTGGCTAATGAACCGTTTAGGTAAAAAAAATAGAAATTTTGTTCAGGGTATATATAAACCTAAAAATCCTAAAAAATATATAGGTTCAACTCCTGTATACAGATCAATGTTGGAACTTAAAGCGTTTCGTTATTTAGATAATAACCCTAATGTATTATCATGGTCATCAGAATCAGTTGTAATACCATACACATCACCTGCGGATAATAAATTGCATAGATACTTTGTGGATTTAGTTGCTAAACTTCAATCCAAAGATGGAGTAATTAAAAAATTACTAATTGAAATTAAACCAGAAAGACAAACTAAACCACCCACTGAATCCGCAAGAAAAAAACAAAAAACATTGATCTATGAGAAATACCAATACGGTATAAATATGGCAAAATGGGAAGCAGCTAGAAATTGGTGTAAATCAAAAGGTTATACTTTTATCATAATGAATGAAAAGCATTTAAAATAAAAGATATTTATTTTGCACATTGATAGTGTAAGTAATTAACAGAATATGAGTAAACCATTTAATCTATTGGTAGAAACACCAACTTACGAATTAAAATATCTAGTAGAAGAACAAAATAGAAATGCTCCTTCTAACATGTTTATCAAAGGTCCATTTTTAATGGCTAATGAAGCAAATAGAAATAAGAGAGTTTATCCATTAGAAGAAATGGTTCGTGAAGTTAGTCGTTATGATTCAGAAATGATCAAACAAAATCGTGCTACAGGTGAACTTAATCACCCAACTTCCCCTGAAATTAATTTAGAAAGAGCTTGTCACGTTGTTACCGAATTAAAACAAAATGGTAATATATTTGAAGGTAAATCCAAAATTCTTTCAACACCAGTTGGACAAGTTGTTCGTTCATTAATTATGGATGGTGTAAAACTTGGTGTATCATCAAGAGCACTTGGAAGAGTTGATGAAAAAAATGGTGTTAATACAGTTTCCGATTTTAGACTTGTTGCAATTGACGTTGTAGCAGATCCTTCAGTACCCACAGCATTTGTTAATGGTATATTAGAATCCAAACAATGGGTACTTGCTGATAACGGTTCATTTGAGCCATTATACGAAAAATTAGAAAAACAAATTTCATCACTTCCTAAACAAAACAAAGATCAATATCTAAGAGAATGTATGCTTGAATTTATTAATTCATTGAAAACATTGTAATTGTATATAAATAAAGATAAATATTAATATGGACATTCGCAATCTCATTTCAAAATTCATAACAAATCTTTTTGAAAAAAATTACGCAGAGGCAAACAAAGGTTTACAAACTATTGTTGAAGCAAAAGTAAAAGAAAAAATCAAAAAGACAGCTAAAAATTTAAACTTAGAAAAAGAAGTCAAGAAGAGTCCTTCTAAGAAAAAGCTTTCACCAGCACAAAAGAAAATTGCTGCTGCTGCTGCCCCATATGATAAAATCACAGGTGATGATTTTAAAGCATTGAAAAATAAAAAAAATTCCAAAAAGGGTAAGAAGTAAGGATAAGTTATTATATAAAATTTTATGAATCTAAAAGCCATTCTCGAAAAAATAGACAAGAGTGTAATCTCTGAAGAAACAGCAACAGCAATCGCTGAAGCATTTGAAACAGCAGTTACTGAAAAAGTTAACTCAAGAGTTAAACTTGAAGTTGAAAGCGCAGCTACAAAAATCGATGAAGATCATGCTGTAAAATTAGAAAAACTTTTAGAAGCAATTGATAATGATCACACAGGCAAATTAGAAAAAGTTGTTGAAGCCATCACAGAAGATCATACATCAAAATTAACACAAATTTCAAATTATTATAAGAAAGCCCTCAATGAGAAGGCTGACGAATTTTCAAACAAGATGATCAGCGAATTAAGCAATTATCTTGACATTACATTGGAAAAAGTTTTACCACAAGATCAGTTAAACGAAGCAGTGACAAATATCTATGCTCGTAAGAAGCTTGATTCTATTCGTGGTTTAATCGGAATCGATTCCGACCATCTTGATAACTCCATTAAAGGAGCTATCTATGAAGGCAAGGAAAAGATTGATGAGCTTAGTGAAAAGCTCAATGAATCTTACAAGGAGAATGAAGTTCTTCTTGAAAAGGTCAAACAAGTTGAAGCTAAAGCTATTCTTGAAGAGAAGACAAAAAGTATGCCTTCTGCCAAGAAAGACTTTATTTTCAAATTATTGAACGACAAGGACAGTTCTTACATTCAAGAGAATTTTAACTATGTTGTTGAGATGTTCGAGCGTAGCGAAGAAGATGCTACCATTGAACTTGCTGCTGAAGCAAGGCAAAAGGCCCAAAGCCGAGATGCCAGAGTTCCAGCACCTGTCATGGTAACTGAATCCGCTCCAATTAATGATAACCAAAGTGGTTTCGTTAGCGAATATCTGAATGAATTAAAGAGAAAGTAATTTCTTCTTAATTCTGTATTCTATCCATAGAAATAAACAATATGAAAAATGTCAATCCAGCCACTGGCTACATTGATCGTTCTCGTGCATCTCAGTTAGTTGAGAAGTGGGCACCAGTTTTAGATTACTCATCCGATAAGGTTGCAGCAATCGAAAACGAACATGCTCGTCTCACAACTGCGATCCTCATGGAAAACCAAGAAAGATGGTGCATTGAAGAGGCAGGTAATACTGCTGGTCCTTCAGGCGGCGTTTTTGGTGGAAGTAGTCTCTACAATCCACCGGGTTCCGTAACCTCTGGTGATAGCTACGCAACTGGCGATTCAAGACTTCCAAAGATCTTGATCCCAATGGTTCGTCGTACCTTCCCTGAGTTGATCACAAACGAGATCGTCGGTGTTCAGCCAATGAGTGGTCCAGTAGGACTTGCATTTGCATTACGTTATCGCTATGAGGCACAAGCCCTTGGATATACTGACGGTAATACAGATGGTTCACAATTCACCAACCCTACAGTGGGTAAGGATGGATATGATCGTAACACATCTGGTACTAGCGGTAAGGAAATCGGCTACCAATACTTAGATACAAGATTCACAGGTACTGCATCAACAGCACTCACAGGTACAGACGCATCTTCGGATGATTTCGAGATTCTCGACACTGATACAGGTGTAGCTGCTATTCTCAGTAACTACGAATTAACTGGCAACATCCCACAGGTCGTTGTTGAGTTCTCCAAAACCGCTGTAGAAGCTGGCACACGCCGTCTCGCTGCACGTTGGTCAGTAGAACTTGAGCAAGATCTCAAGAACATGAACGGCCTTGATATCGACTCTGAATTAACAAACGCTATGTCGTATGAAATTCAGGCCGAAATCGACCGTGAAATGGTTATCAGAATGATCCAAGTATGTCTCAA